ATCTGAGTCTGGTTCATTTGGCAACCTCCAAAGTTGCTAAGTGGGGATGTTTTCCCCCTCACTAGTGAGGGGGGAAAACACCCCCAAAATCCGCCGACCCCCCCCCTACCCCTACGGGGTAACTTTTCGGTTGCTCCTCTCACCTGCCTGTCCGGTCCCCAAAAGTGGGACGGCGCGCGGGCGCGAGGCAAATCTGCTGGTTGGCTCGCATTTCGTTCCGAAATGCCGTGCGCAGGCATAAAGGCCGCCGAACCTGCCCTACCCACCCCCCCTTGGGGGGTGCCGGTCGATCTTTTTTGTATGTATAGATATGGAGAGCCGATACAGAGTAGATATAACTCTTGTGGCTGTTCAGTTGCTAGACGGGTGATTGGCGAGGAAGTTAGCGTACGCCTCCGGCGAGTTCAGAACGATCATGATCCCAGTTGAAGCGTCCGGCCCCTTCCCGATAGTCATGCTGATCGTTCCGACGAGAGTACCGACAGCGACGAGCAGTCCTGTGATCGCCACGATGAGTTTCGTCATCTTGTTCACCGCCTGCTTCTCCTGCTGTATGCGGCTAAGAAACTTAGTACCATCCCCAGCCTGAGGGGCTGGGGATGAGACTTAGTACCCCCCCTCTGTAAAGCCTGTTTGTCCCACAGTTTTTATAGATATTTGAATCTATTTCACAGATGTCCGAATGGGACAGATAGGGTTCTTCATAGAGACTAGACACAGGAGCGCATACATGCCGACGAAGTTGGTGGACATGCCGGAGTTGACTGGCGAGAAAGTCATGCCGTTGCGGTGGCAGGGTTTTCTGGATTGGCTTTTACGCGGCCCGGAGCGTCAGCCGCAGACGCAACGTGAATGGGCAGCCGAAAATGATATGCATGAGGATTCGTTGCGTCGCATCAAACGCGATCCTCGTTTTATCAAGGAGTGGGATCGTCGTGCTGCGGAACTGAACATCAACCCGGAACGGGTTCAGAGCGTGATTGATTCGCTCTGGCAGCGTGCGAGTGCTGGTGATGTGAAGGCTGCGTCGTTGTATTTGCAGTATATTGAGAAGTTCACTCCGCGCCGTAAGGTGGTGGTGGAGGATGAGCGGGATATTGCTGCTTTTTCAGATGAGGAGTTGGCTTCTGCTTTGGAGGCTGAGGTAATTCAACTAAGGATGGTGGAAGGTGGGAGGTCGTCTGAGTGAACTCCGCCAAGAAGCGGAGTGGCGTAGATGTGTGCGCGATGAGTCGCATTTCTTACATAAGTATTGGCATATTGCTCATCCTGCTCATGGTCGTATTCTTTTTGATCTCCGGGGCGCACAGTCAGAGGCATTACAGCGATGGGCAAGTAACCGTTATTCACTCACGTTGAAGGCCCGTCAGATCGGGTGGACGACGTTGATTGCTGCTCACCAGTTTTGGTTGGCGTTTTTTCACGATGATCAGAACATTATTGATTTGTCGCGTACAGAGCGGGAGGCGGTGTTGCTTCTCAGGAAAACGAAGTATGGGTTCAAGCATATGCCGTTGTGGATGGTTGAGCGTGGGCCTGATTCGTTGGTTGAACATCAGCAGAAGATGGCGTTTAGCAATGGTAGCCAGATTACTTCGATGCCTTCGGCATCCGATCCTGCTAGAGGTGAGTCGGCTTCGTTGGTTGTGGTTGACGAATGGGCGTTCCTTCCGAACCCTGAGGAAGCGTGGGCTTCTATAGAGCCTGTGGCTGATGTGGGTGGCCGTATTATTGGTTTGTCTACGGCGAATGGGTCTGGAAACTTTTTTCATCATTTGTGGACGGGTGCTGTCACGGGGAACAACAAGTTTGATGCTATGTTTTTTCCGTGGTCTGCGTCTGAGGATCGTGATGAGTCGTGGTATGAGGGTAAGTGCAAGTCGATGTTGCCGTGGCAACTCGCGCAGGAGTATCCGTCAAGTGCCGAAGAGGCATTTGTTCGTTCTGGGAACCCTGTATTTGACCTTGACGTTCTTGATGGTATGTCTGTGCATGTTAGAACGGGCGAGTCGGGTTATCTTCACGAACTTCAGAAGAATGTTTTGGAGTTCCGGTGCTGACCGTGTGGGAGCGTCCTGAGAGGTGGAGTGGTTATGCGCTTGGTGTGGATACGGCTGAGGGTTTGGGGCATGGCGACTATTCGTGTATTCAGGTCATTGATGTAAAAGAGGGTGAGCAGGTTGCTGTCTGGCATGGGCGTATCCCGCCGGATGAGTTGGCTTACGAGGTTTACAATCTTGGTATTTGGTATGGGAATGCGTTGTGTTGTGTGGAGTCGAATAATCATGGTTTGACGACGATTGTGCAGTTGCGTCAGTTGGGTTATCCGAATCTGTTCCGTAAGCGCTCGCTGAATAGCGAAACTAATCGCATGTCTCAGGAGTTTGGGTGGAAAACAACGCGTACATCCAAGCCTTTGATGATTGATGATTTGGGTATGGCGTTGAAGAACGACGAATTGGTGTTGCATTGCAAGGATACGCTTGCTGAATTGCGGACGTTTGTCCGCAATGACCGTGGGTCGATGTCTGGGTCGCCGTATGATGACCGTGTTATGGCGCTGGCGTTGGCGAACCAGATGCGTAAGTACGCTTTTATACCGGAATATGTTCAAAAGGTGGATGATACGTGGACGTTCAATTGGTGGCGGCGTCAGGTGCCGACGGGGGTTCCTGACGGTGATACCATCGGTTTGAACACTATGCGTGGGACACCTTGAGCATTTATTTAGGACATAATCAACGAAATGGAGCGTCCTGTATGAGTAAGCCAAATAAGTACAATGCCTCTGGTATGGGTGCTAATCCGAAGTTGAATAGTGCCCAGTTGTATAACGGTCCTGTTCAGACGAACGGTCCCCAGTCGGCTAAGATCCGAATGGAAGGGGCATCTGGCCTCAACACGGAGCGCGCTGCACGTTCAACACCTTTCAACCAGCATGGTGTTGGTGGCAAGGTTGAGCCTGCTTCCAAGCAGCCAAATAGCGCTAATCACCCGAGTTGATTCTTCCCCCTGAAGCCACATACGCAGAATTCCGCGAGTACGTGGAGGATCTGCGTGGTTCCCTTTCCTGCGCGGAAATGGACGATTTGTGGGAATGGCGGCAGAAACTTTTGGGGTTGCGTGTTGCAACCGGTCGTGGGTATCGGGAACGGTGCGTCCCTGAGGATGAGCAGCATCTCACCTTGCGTGAGCGAGAGAAGAAGGTTATTACCGAAGCACACGCGGCGGGCAAAACTATTGAGAGGGCACCTGCCTAATGGCGCGAGAAACCAAAGCGGAACGGTTCGCTAAGGTCAAGGAACGCATCGACAAAACCCACCGTTGGCGGGTCGATGAGGGCTATGACCAGATGTGGCGGCGCATGATCGACATGTACCGTGGCAAAACCTATTTTGGCAACGGTGGCGACTATGCCGGAAATGTTGGTTATGACCGGGTTTCTGTCAATCTTGCGTTTAGTACGATCAATGTCATCGCTCCTTCTGTCGCGGTAAACCATCCGAAGATTACGGTTACTGCGAACAAGGAGGGTGACGAGGATCGTGCCGTATTCGTGGAAGCCGTTATCAACTATTTGTGGCGGCATCACGACTTTCGGAAGCCTTTCCGCAGGGCGGTAAAGGACTTCCTGATCGTTGGGCACGGCTGGCTCAAAGTCGGATGGCGTTTTGTAGAAGAAGAGCGTCCGTTGTCGGCTGGTGAACAGGACTTGGAGATCGCTACCGCTGCGATGGAGGTTCAGGATTTCGCTTACGCGAACCCGGCGATGGCTGCGGATCTTCCTTCCGATGAGGACATTGTGGCCGGGGTTCCGGCTACCGCTATGGAGATTGTGGAGGATCAGGCGTTTGTGGAGCGGATCAGTCCGTTCGACATGCTGGTGGACCCGGAGGCAACCTGCTTGGAGGACGCCAAATGGGTTGTTCAACGCATTGTGCGACCTTTGGCAGAGGTCAAGAAGGACAAACGGTTCAAGGGAAGTGTCCGCAGGCAACTTACCGCTGATGCCGGGGTGCGTTACCGGTGGGATAATGACACAGAGCGGGAACAGTACGCTGACTTAGCGGAACGTGTCAGCATCTACGAGTATTACGACATTGATCGGGGAACCTTGTCGGTGTGCGCCAGTTCGGGCGACGACTACCTGTTGGACCCCACACCAATGCCGTATGCGTTTGGGCATCCATTTGTGATGCTTCGCAACTACGACGTTCCCGACACGTTTTATCCGATGGGCGACTTGTCGCAAATCGAATCGTTGCAGGAGGAACTAAACAAGACGCGTACACAGATGGTGAACCACCGGAAGCGTTACGCCCGCAAGTACCTGTATCACGAACGGTCGTTTGGCCCGGAGGGCCGGGAGGCTTTGGAATCCGACGAAGATGGTCGGTTTGTTCCGGTCATTGATGAGAACAGGGATCTAGCCAGTGTGGTAGCACCGCTGCCACAGGTGCCGTTGTCGCCGGAAATCTATCAACAGTCTCAGATTATTGAGGCCGACATCAACACGGTTTCAGGTGTATCTGAATACTCGCGTGGTCAGATGCCAGAGGTTCGACGTACTGCTACAGAGGCGAGCATTATCGCGGACGCTGGCAATGCCCGAGCAGCAGACAAACTTGCCACCGTGGAACTCGTTGTAGGTACCGTGGCCCGTATGGTCATGCAACTCATGCAGCAATACATGACCGAAGCGCAAATGGTGCGTGTCACCGGCAAGGACGAACAAGAGTATTTCGTTGCCTATACCCGTGATGACATTATCGGAGAATACGATTTCAACATTCAGGGTGGTTCAATGCAACCGCTCAATGAGACAGCACGACGGCAGCAGGCTATTTCTTTGATGAACGCTTTGGCCCCGCTTGTAGGCGTTGTTGTTGATCCAGCCGAACTGGTCAAACATGTTCTTCAGTTCGGGTTTGGCGTTACCGACGCCGAAAAGTTTTTGATTCAGCAACAGATGCCACAGGATATGGCGGCTGCGGAGGCGGAAGCCGGAGCGGCTCCAGATCCATTGGGCGGTCAACCCGGCATGGCCCCACCCCCTATGAGTGGCGGCATGGGGCCGGGTCCAATACCAAATCAGGTCTTTGAGGCAACCGGCGGGGTGCCTCCTGAGTTGTTGGCGCAACTACAAAACCAGATGGGAGTAGAGTTGCCCAACTTGTAACGGGACAGTTACATGTCTTATATAGGAACACCCGAAAGGATTCCGAATGCAAACAGAAGTGACATCAACAGGTGATACGTATCTCGTCAAGATCGACGGCGAAGAACATCGTGTCTCATTGGAAGAACTTCAGAGTGGATACCAGCGACAGTCGGATTACACCCGTAAGACGCAGGAGTTGGCATCAGAACGCGAGAGATTGGCTCAAGGAGAGGCAATCGTCCAAGCATTAGAGTCCGATCCCCAAGGCGCAGTAACGGCTTTAGCCGATGCTTTCGGGGTTGGCGTGGGTAATCAAAACACCGTCCAGAAAGAACTGGAAGAGGATTTGGACCCAGAGGAAGTTCGCTTGCGACGACTGGAATCTTCCATTGAGGAACATAATCGCGCACTACGACAGCAAAATATGCAAAGCGAAGTTGAAGGACTTCGGGAGAAATTTAGCGCTGACATTGACGAGCGGGAACTTTACAGTCACGCTCTCAAACACAATATCGGTAACCTTGAGGCCGCATACGCGCACATGACCTACGGGGATGTGCAGGATAAGGTCACGAATGCCGAAATCGTGGATGAGAAACGTGCTGCGAATGTGGTTGAATCCACAGTCGGAAGTCCCGAATCAACTGTGTCTAGCAATGTTTCTACCGCTGTGAACTCTATTCGTGATGCTTTTTCGCTGGCGACAGAAGAATTATCTAACGCCTAGCAAGAAAGGAATGATTCAGCATGGCTGGCAATGACAGTTTTGACCAGATTCTAAGTACCACGCTGAAAAATTACGTTCCGAAGTTGGCGGATAACGTCTTTACTGCTCGCCCGCTGTTTTATGCGCTAACCAATGGACAGACCATTCGGCGCATCAGCGGGGGCGCGAAGATCGTTGTTCCCATTATCTACGGAACGAACAGCACGGCTTCCTCGTATTCTGGCGACGACACTATTACCACAACTGCTCAGACAGGCATTTCGGCTGCTGAGTACGACTGGAAACAGTACGCCGCTACCGTGACAATCACGGGTATTGAAGAAGCCAAAAATAACGGTGAAGCCGAAATCATTGACCTGCTGGAAGGCAAGGTCATGCAGACGGAAGAAACCATTATCCAGAATATGAACAGCATGTTTTGGGGTGACGGTACTGGTAACAGCAACAAGGACTGGCTTGGCCTAGACCTAATTGTTACCAAGCCCAATACCACCCTTGGTGGCATCGACCCAACCGACTCCGGTAACGGATGGTGGGCATCTGATGAAACAAACATGAGTGGCGCTTTGACTGTGAAGCAAATGGGCGTCACCTACAACACTGTGTCAGTTGGTAACGACCAGCCGACCATAGTCATCGGTACACAGGCTTTGTACGAATCGTATGAGGCTTTGCTTGAGCCGAACCTGAGGTACACGGATACCGCCCTCGCTGATGGCGGTTTCCAGAACCTCATGTTCAAGGGCGCTCCAGTGACCTTTGATGGTGACGTAACCAGTGGGGAAATTTTCTTCCTCAATACGAAGTACCTTCGACTGGTTGCTCATTCAGAAACATGGTTCCAGACAACTCCGTTTGTCCGGCCTACCAATCAGGATGCACGCTATGCACAGATTCTCTGCTACGGCGAGTTTACGTGCAGCAACCGTGCCCGTCAGGGTTACATCTTCGGTGCAACCTGATAAATAACTAGGAGCAGAAAATGGCACGCGCAATTGCCCTTTCATACGGCAAGAATGCCGAATTAGCGGGATCGCGTGGTGGCAACCCATCCCATTACGCACCGGGCGAGCGTTCAGGCACTCGTCTGGTGCCGGGAGTGAGTGGTCCCTCTCCGAAGGGTGAACCTCCCATTTCGCATGGTGTTTTCTGTTCCGCGACGACCCGGCGCGGGACCGCTTGTAAAGCGCGTCCCGTGTCTGGGTCGGATCTTTGTATTGGTCACACACGACAGAAGGCGACTGCTCCGTGACAGCAATGACCATTGCGGAAATGCGAACACAGGTTCGTGCGGTGGTTGACATTGACGCCACCGACATTTCCGACACAGTAATGAATAACATGTTGGGTCAAGGCTTTGACCTAATCGTGTACAGT